TGCACCCGCATTGGTCACAACAAAGTCTAAAGAGATGAACTCAATTGATCTTGTAGGCTGCAAGAATATCTTACCACGGATTGTGTTGTTTTCTACATCTTGTTGGGTTGTTGTCGTTGTATCAATCACAACTTTGTAACGATCCAAACCTTGTTGTTGCTGGATTCGACCCAGTATCGGGTTAACCAACGAACTGAACCTTGCAAGTGTTGCTTCTCGGTTTGGTTCGAATAGAATCGTATTAGCAACGGTTCTAACTTTTCTTCTCACATCAATAAGAAGTCTTCTCACATTCACTCTATCCAATGAAGATTGAGCTTGCAACATTGTCTTCTGTCCAAATACAATCACACTGGCACCTGTTTGAGGGAACGAAGTGATTGGATTAATATCAGACTCATACAGAACATCCATGTTTGTTCTATTAAGCTTGACAGCAGTTTCGATAGTGGATGACAAAGCACCACGAGCAAAACCTGCAGGAGCATACCATGGATGAGCTACAGAGTCATTAAGAGACAAAGCTCCAAGAACTGCAACGGAAGGAGGAGCAACAACATTGTTTGAACCATCCTGAATTACAAGATCTGGAAAGTAAGTAGCTGCAAAAGATGTATCCAGGTTTCTGTTAGACAGATTCTGAGCTGTATTGGATACAGAAGCTTCTTGTGAAGCAGTTGTAACCAACTTATCAGATGTATCGTAAACAGGCATGTCCATGATATACAAGGCATCGAATCTATCTTCTGTTTTGTCGATTGCGTAATCAGTAATACCGGCAGTTCGCATTCCAGGTGTAGCAAGAATTTGAATGTCAACATCAGATTTTTCAGCAAGAATGTCTAAACCCTTTCGGAAAGCCGCAGTGGTTGGGCCTTCAGGTCCACCAAGCAATGAAGAAGAATTTGAATCCATTTCTCTGAATGAACTCAATGATGCCATTTCTGATTTATCTTGATCGAAGACGTCCAAACCATCCCATCCGCCTTGCATTGGCACTGTGAATTTATAGAATTTCTTCGAAGCAGTAGAACCAAAGTCTTTAGATACATCTAAATACCTATAACCTGAGCTCTTGAAGCTACCATTTGCATCTTCAAAATATACACCTGTTGCACCTGCTGCAACAAGGCCACTTGCATTGCCATCTCTAATATATACAGCTTCATGCCACATTGTAGGATCAACAGCTTTTGTAGTATCAGAACTCAAACATTTTACCCAGAGTTTCTCTAGAGAGAAATAGTTTGAATTATATACATCAGCATCTAAGGATGCACTACCTGTTCCAGCAATAGCATTTTTGTTGTCTCCAACCCAAGCCTTGTTAGAACCCAGAGATGGATACCATTTAGTAAGATTAGCTACAAGAGATGTAACACCTGTTGATTGATTTCTTTTAGATTTATCAGTTATGTTTTGATTAAAAAGACCCCAATAGAACCTAGAATCCACGACTTTCGTGTCACCTGAGCCAATCGACATATCTTTTCTGAAAGGCATTGGTGGTTCAACCATGTCAGCATACGTCGCAGTTCCTTGGTCGGGTGCCAATGCTTTACCATCAATAACTAAGTGGTGCTTTCCAGCAAAACCAATCGGTAGAGCAGTTGCTTCCATCATACCGGATTCGATTTGATCATTGACTTCAACTCTGACATATTGCGAATTGTTTGGATACAAGCCTTCTGTGACAAGCTTTTGTTTCCCATCATCTTTCTCAAACTCAAAGAAAGTGTTTTGATCACCAATTACTCTTGCGATGTATCTATCAGAACTTGGGTTCAAGTTAACAGATCTAAATTGTTGAAGAACAGTAATGTCCATGTCAGTGTCTGATGCATCTCGGATAATAACATCGAATGAACCATAGTCAGAAGAAAGATCTGTTGACTTTGAAATATTGGCTATTGATATTTTTACTTTATTCCATCCGGAAGTTCCTGCATCCAGCATGTGGAATTTAAAAAGCTTCTTCGGAGCATTCCCCAATTCTTGAGACATGATCCATGGAGTGAATGCATGTTCGAACCGAGCTTGCCAATCTTCGAACAGAGGAGTGTAGTTACTACCAGTCTCCGCAACAGATTGATGAGTTGTACCAGTCCAATCTGTAACATTAAGATGCCCAGACTTAAGAATTGCAGCATCAGCATGCGATCGCCATTGAGCTAAGTTATCAGGAACATCATAGTGAGCATACAAGTAGTGACCCTTTTCTTGAATTTTTGTAGGATCAGTGTTGAACACTTTGGAAAGATATATTGGCGAAGTTGTATCAAATGAAGCTTTGAGAACAGAATCATAAGCAGAGTTGCTGAATCCGTTTAGAGCAATTTCAAAGTCTCCATTGGACGAGACGTTTCCTCTATGATCGTTTGCACCTAAGTCTTTACCAGTAGCATACGTTCCAAACGCCGCAGTAGGTAAATCAGTTACAACGAATGGAGTGCTGGTTGAATTAATTCCTGGAATTACACCAGAAGGAAACATCAATACACCTCTTAACAAGTTCTCATAGCCTGCAACAGTAACACCTGGAGCAGCTATATCTGAGGCAGCCAGTGGAAGGTAGTCATTGTAGTGAGTAATTCCATTAACATCAGCGCCTGTAGCTGCATGAGATTCAACAGACAAAAAGTAAGTTCTTCCAAGTGGACCTGCAGGATTATTTTCCACAACTTTTGTTCCTAGGCCTGTAGCACCATCACCAAGAGGTGTAGTGCCAGCCGCAGAAGAGTGTTGGGAAATTATTAATTTTAATTGGTTTCCGGCTGTTCCTGAAGCAGGGCTGAAAGCTTGTACCGACATACGCTGAGTTGCTAGCAAACCATCTGCAGACCCGGAAGACCAACCAGTGTTACTTACTGCAGCGATTTGTTGTGCTGCAGCCATCTGTAAACCATCATCTACGAGAGTTGTTGTGCCAGGAGAACTCCCTTTTAGATAATCATACACAGCTGCAACTAACAGTGCTGGTGTCGAGTACGCAGTAAGATCTATATCTTTTGCACCGAGTGCACTTCCTTTTACGGCTGCAGTTGTTAAAGTGAGCTCAACTGATTCCCCTTGTCCATCATGTATTTTAATTGTAGAACCTGCAGAAGGAAGAACCGATTCATCAAATACAAGTTCCTGAGAAAATGCCGTATGTGCAACCGTTATGGCGCCAGCATCCGTTAGAACAGGTGTCACCAACGAAGTATCAGCTGTTGATCCAGTTACCTTAGAGATAGTGAAGTTCGAGATTGTACCGTATGCAGCCCCAGTGAAAACAGCATCATCGCCTGAACCACCGATACCAAATCCTGCACCAGACGTCGCTGCTTGTATAGAAGCCGCAATGTCTGCTTTACTTGCATCACCTGTAAGATCTACGATAGCTCCAGTAGTTCCAGCTGGCAATGTATGAACAACATATCCACCAGCATTTTTGATTTCTAGAGAAGCAACAGTGTGCGTATTAGACGCCTCACCATCAAGGTACCAAGCATATTTGGTTCCATCCTTGTCTGCACCAGATATAAGAATACCATCATAATCATCGAGACTAAAAGTTGATTCAGTTACAGTTATTGTCACAACACCGTAAGCTTGAGCAACTTGTTTGACGTGTGTAACACTACTAGGCGTTATCGAATCATCGACTGCTGCGCCAGCATAAGGGTTCTTAACTGGTCTATGTGCACTCCCATCAGTTTCTTGCACCGCATACGTATTTGGACTAGACAATGCTTGTGAAGCTGCTGTATTATCCTTATCCCGCATGTTCTGTCCTACAATGAAACCAGCTTTGCTAACTACGTTGTTTGGATCAGATTTTTTACCATCTCCGATTCCGAGTACCCTTAAGTACAATCCACTTCTTGCATTCGACATCCATTCTCTAACCGCCATTGGCCCAAAACGCTTTCCTTCTGTTTCTCCAAAGAGAGAAGTGAAATCGTTCAGCGTAGCGAACATGATGGGTACGAAAGCAGGTCCTTTTTGAGCAGTACCAATAATCCCTGCGGGGACTCCTTGCGGACGTACTCGACCAGGCGCCGAGAGATCTAATTCTCTCGTAGTGACTCCTGGACTTCTTAAAATTCTTTCTGCCATTTTTTAGCTCCTAAAAATTATTGTTATATTCATTATGGATAAGTATCTTATTCGAAAGAAACTCCGCTATTAGTAATAATAAAGTCTACCGCAATAAACTCGATTGTCCGTGTTGGAATAACTACGATCTTACCATTTAATTTATTCTCTTCTGCATCTGCAGGAGTATTATTTGTGTCATCGCAAATAACTCTAAATTGCTCAATTCCTGCTTGAGCTTGAATCATTGCAAGTCTAGGCTGTACAAGATTCACAAACCTTGCTCTTGTCTGAGGTGTATTCTGTTCGAACAACACAACATTTGCAACTTCAACTACTTGCCTCTTAACTTCCAACAAAAGTCTTCGAACATTAACTCTGTCCAAAGCACTCTTGCTGATCTGCATTGTTTTCTGGCCAAAGATCACAAAACCACCATTCGGGAAGTTTGCAATAGGATTAATTCTTCGTTCATATAAATCATCTCGGTCACTTACAGATAGTCGAGTACGAGTGTTCTCTACAAAGTCGAGAGCGCCTCTGTTGAATCCTGCAGGTGCAAACCATGGATAACTTACGTTGTCGTTGTATGAAAGAGCACCAAGAGCCGCTACTGACGCTGGCACAAGAACTCTTCTGTTATTGATAGGATCAGTAATATACACATCTGGGAAATAAGAAGCACAGTAGTTGTTGTCAATTACTCTTCCTTCGAAGTTGTTCGAAGTATATTCAACATCGGGTCGAGAACCGGTATCAAATATTCTCTCATCAGAGCCATTGTAGTTAGGAATATCCATTACAAACATGGCCATAGAGTAATCTCTACAGTTACCAGCAGCATAGTCTGCAACATATGGATCTCTAATTCCAGGCACTGACAAGATATTCGTGCGAACAGTCATTGGATCTGTCATGATTTTAATTGCTTGCCTGTAAGAAGAAACAACATTGTTGTCTTTTCCTTTTCCCATCATAGTTCCATCGTTGGTACCTTTAAGTCCTAAACCACCTGTGATAGAAGATGCAGCTTTTCCAGTGGTCGCTGGAGCTCCAGAACCTTCTGTTGATGCTGATTTGTCATTAAGATCTTCAATGTCAGGATCTAGAATGTTCAATCCGTCCCAGCCACCATAGAAAACATTTGTGAATTTAGTATATTTTGAAAACTTATTAAAGTCATTGACGGTTTCTCCATGCACTAACGTTGCAAAAGTTTGTCTCTTTGTTGCAATAGTATATGTGTCTTTCACGTGGTAGTCTGTTGCATCGATACCACCTGTTCTGATGTAACATGCACTTTTCATCTCTGTTGAAGCACTTCCGGGTGCAGCACCTGGAGAAGTATTCAAAGCGACTCTTGCAAGAGTAAACTTATTGTCATTGAAAGTATCAGCACTTGCACCCGTATGGAAAATACCAGAAGCACTAGATCCACCAGCAATTCCCATGAACTTAGTGTATGCCTTGACTAATTTAGATGCTCTATTACTTAAGTTAGACTGCAATACAGAACTAGAACCAGCCACAGCTGATGATTCTATTCGAGTTGTTTTAACTCCCCAATAGATTCTTGCATCTGCTCTTTCGTTATTTCCAGCTTCTCCAACGAGTGTATAATCGGAAGATTTTACAGCGCCTTTTGTAGCCTTGAATGTGAAAGGCATAGGAGGAATAATAGATTCATTAGCTAAGGTGCTTGTTGTTCCGTCAAGTTTTCCTTTAAGTGCCAGAGTTGGGATTCCATGGAATCCAAAAGGCAAAGACTCAGAAGGTACTTGGTCTTTATAGATGCTTTCGTCCATTACGATTCGAATATTTAAAGACACATTAGGATATCTACCAGAGATTACCAATCTTCTTTCTTCTTCCAAATCAGCATCAAAGTTGTATACAACTTTCTTATCACCAATTTTTCTTGCAACAAAGCTTTCAGAATTTGGATCTAAATTACATCCAACGAATCTTTCTAAAACTTGAGGTTGAAAATCAGAATCCCCATATCTTCTTACTAACACATCAAATGTACCGTATTTGTAATTAGGATCAGCTGATCTCTTAATGTTAGCAATACTGATCTTGAAATTGTTATTAGCAACATGGCCGTCGGATAAACATTCAAAGTGAAACAAGTTGTATTCTACACTACCAAAAGGTTGAGAGATATACGCGGTTGTTTTTGGCGACTGATATCTAGCATTGAACAAGCCAAACGCTTCGTTATGAGTTGTTACGCCCTGAGCTGTTGGATAATCACCTGCAAAAGAAGAAGCAGTAAGATCGCCAGTTTGCAAACATACTGTGTCTGTATCTATTTTTAGAGGTGCAATTTCATTTTCAACTGCAAAATCGAGCCAAAGCAAGTGGCCTTCGTCTTGGAATTTCTTTGGATCAGTGTTGAGCACTTTTCCGATGTATTTTGTGTTGTCTGGGTCTAAAGAAACTTCAAACTCTCTGTTTGCATCGGCGATTGAGGGATCATCACGACCCCATGAATAATCAGTGGAACTATCGATCAGTAGTTTCATAGAAAAAGTTCCGTCCGAATTTGGCGTACATTTAACAGCCCCAGTATCACCAGCAGATTGCTGAACTTGGAAGTAAGAGCCGGATGTATTAAGGATCATCGCTCTAATCAACTTAATATCATCTGCAGCTGCAGCTCCATCGGTAGAAACTTCTCTCATATCTGCGAACGATTGATTGTCAGTAAAAATTGGAAAACCAACATCTGAATTAGCAGACAATACATGGGTGGCTGCCAAGAACTGAGTAGACCCTATTTTATTGCCAGCAGCTGATGGAGTTATTTTAAACCCTGCATTCTTTGTGAAGCCGTAAGACTTGGTATTCGTAAAATCTGCAGAAGATGAATTTGCGCCAGCACCAAGCACTCTCATAAAAGTAACTGATTGCCGGTTTTTTAACCATTCTCTCACTGCATATGGTGCAAATTTTTCTGGGGTCAAAGATCCGAATCGGTTTTCGAAATCATTGAATGTTCCTAAAGTTAAAGGGACAAAAGCTGGCCCCATTTGAGCGGCGCCAATGATGCCCGCTGGTACTCCCGTTGGCTGCTGCTTTTCTGCAGTCAGCTCAATCTCTTGCTCGAAAAAGCCGGGTGATTTGAAAGTGTTTTCAGCCATTATAGGTCTCCTTGTTATAATTCTGTTGATAATTATGTAGGTATTAGTCCAAAGTATCAATTAATATGTATACTGTTTCGCCCTTCGAAAGATTTTTTGACTTTATTGTCGCTTTCGAAGCTTTGTCTGTGAAAGGATCAATGAGTTCAACTGACGTTGATTTCTTGATATTCACTGGGTTATTTTTTATTGTTTTCAAACTTTCTTGTGTGCTGTCTCTAATTTCTCCACCAATATTAACGGAAAATTCTTGTTCTCCATGACTCACAGAAGCGACTCCTTTACCTGGCAAAGGTTGTCTCTCAGTGAGAAAGTCATCATAGACATAGTCTTCTGGATCGCCGGATGGCACTTTCGAACTAGCTATGTATACTGGCTTTTCAACTTTTGTCTCGAACTGTACTTTTGGCGCACTAACATATCTTCGAAAAGGTTTTGGTGCACCGGGAAAAGATGGATTTATTACATATCCAGTAACTTCTATGTTCACTGACGTTCTGATTACTCTTTCTTCGTCTAAATATCCATCAAAATTATTAGAATTGCTTAAACCAGACTCAACTGTTGCAACAAACCAATATCCTTTGTCTGTTTCTATCTTAAAGCTTCTTGCAACCTGATTATTGTAAGAAGTGATAAACGCTTCTATGATGTTGTTCATTTCTTGCAGATATTGTGCCCAAAAAGTGATCTCATAAGTTGCTTTGAAAAACTTTGGATTAGGCATTGTGATAATTTCAAACACATTAGTGTTCGTAAGACCAAGTGATGTATCTGAATTTTTAGATACTGCAACTGTTCCATCTTGGTTTTGCAAGCCGTTTGCATTCACTAATTTTTTATAGACCCTATCTTCTGGCGCTATTTTCTTTCTTAATGTCAATGAGCCTGTTCCTGTCCCAATTGCTTTACTTTCTGTCGATTGGTCTAGGCCACTTCTCAGAATAGAAACCAAAGGCAGTATAATGGCTCCCTGTCTATCCCTCAAAGGCTCTTTTCGCCTGAGTATAACCGCTCTTTCTCCACCAGCAAAAACGCAAGGGATTCTTTTCATTGTGCCCTCTCTAGTGAAGTACAATGGAAGATCCTCATTGAATAACTTGAATAGCGCTCTATCTACGTCCTCAATCCCACAAGAAGGCATTTCAAAATCTTCTGGAATATCGATTCCTTCTAGACCTGTTTGGACTCCTCCTGTAGTTAGATACGGTTTAACTTTCCATTTTGTACTCATGATTCATCTCCATAGAAAGAAGAAGATGTTGAATCTTTTTTAACTTGCTGTGATGTATGCAAAGTGTTTTCGACTTTGCCTTGTTTAACTAGTTCTCTGACATCGCCTTTTGTGGCATCGCCCCTTTGTTGTGTGAACTCGTCTTTTATTGCATCATCATCTAAGTATATTTCTTCTGTAGGGCCTATTGGCTTTTTGTTTATTTGTCCTTTTCTTGCTTGTTTTCCTTTCACTGTGAAACCGCTGATGTGTTCTACTTGACCAAAGATGACTTTGTCATACACGATAGAAGTGATCTCAAAAAAGTTATCACCATAAGAGAAATAATCTCCTTCTAACAATTTCACACCTCTGTCAATCATGTCTCTATAGTGGATATAAACTTCAACATTATATATCCCTTCCATCCCAAAACGATCAGTTTTCACTTCTTTGGGGTTCCACTGTATTCTGGCATCTATCTCAATTGGCGCATTGAATATTTTTTCTGGTGCTTCTTCGTATATGTCATGAGTCTCCGATATATCTTCTCTAACTTTGTAATAATATATTACGTCACCAATAACATCTTTCGTTATTTCCTTTGCAATGTCAGAAATAAAATCAATTTCTCTGGGTGTTATGAATAATCTAGCCATCTGGAGTCTCCTATCCTATTGTGATACACTTGCCTAACGGGATTGGAACTGCTTTTAAAATTGTTTGCATGCTTGCTACTTCTGTGGCTTGGCCCTCTAATAGTTTATCATATGTCAAAGAATCTAACATTTCTCTAAGACTAGTAATTAACTTTTCTTTTTCACCTTGTGCCTGCGATAGGAGATCACTACCATTCAACTGAAGATCTCCATTCGGTATAGGAATCGAGCCAAACTTAGATCGCACCAAACCGAGCACTTCTTTACTCAGTGCGAAAGTATACTGTCGGATCCACTGTCTTCCCATAGAGTTGATAGAAGCATATGCGATGTCACTATAAGGCATATTATGCATGCCACTGACTCCATCAATCGAGTCATCTGCAAGGTCTGGATTAAGACCATCTGTAGGAGGTGCAAACCTAATAAATAACTTTTTTGAACCAGTTGTTTCTACAGTAGGCTTTGGCATGATGCGAATCTTTGATCCTATTAATTCATACGAGTGATTAGACCTTCTTACTCTGTTGGATATATCCATTTGCTGTGCACGTAGCAAGTCTTCAAATACGGGCAGAACGTAAAACACGGTTTCCGGAGTGAATGATTCGAATGCAAACTCGTTATTCAGATAATTGATCGCTGATGTCGTATCAAAGAATCTATACGCGGCTTGTGGTGAGAAATGCATGACATCATACACTCGCAATTTTTTATTAGGAAATTGAGAAGCAGCAAGTACTTCTGTTCCGTCAACATTCACCTTCATATCTGTGTAGATGTCGTAGTCTTGTTGGCCATTCACTAAGTCAATAGACCCTGAATAAACATTGTATGAGCCACCCACTGCGGCATGTGATGAATAAGGTTCTGCTTTTCTAGCAAGGAACTCTAGAGTTTCTCGAGGAAACTTGCCCTCTGCGCCGGAAGGGCCACCGTCTCTTGTATCTGCATCATTTGTAGGAATATTTAAGTCATTCCCCAATAAGTTCCCTAATTGTGATTTCGCTTGGTACTCATTAACTATACGACCATATTCTAGTGAGGCTTCTTCAAAAGACATCCACACTTGCTTGTTGGTCAACTCGACACTTAAAATGTCATCACCTAACTTTCTTTTAACAAACGTGACCATCGCATTTGCATCGATAATGAAATCTTTCTCATCATCAAAAGCTGCAAAAGGCGTTGGGTTCGAGGTGCTTTGAAACGTCGCCATCGCTTGTTCTCCTATTAAGGGTTCAATCAATAACTATGTTGTCAATTATCATCATTCCCTCGGTCATTAAATGTGATGCGGGAGCTGGGCCGCTTGGTGCAGCGCCACTCCCGCAATGGTACGAAAAGAAATTATTT